ACCGGATGGGCGCGCTTTTTTGTCCCCCCGTGGGTCCCACCAAGTGGTCCCTGGACACATGGCCCAATCAAAAGCACTCGTAAAAGCTCAATTGATTTGTGGGCCCCATATATAATTGCTTGCTGAGTAAGTTTTTTTTAAACATGTGGGACCCACTATTGAATGATTTTCCAGAAACTGTTCATGGGTTTAGGTGTATGCTAGCAATTAAATACTTGCAGCTAGTAAAAAATACGTTTTCCCCAGACACTCTGGGATACGATTTAATTGGGGATTTGATTTCAGTAATAAGGGCTAGGGATTATGTCGAAGCGACCCGCAGATATAATCATTTCCACGCCCGCCTCGAAGGTACGCCCCCGTCTCAACTTCGACAGCCCATATGCGAGCCGTGCTGCTCCCCCCATTGTCCGCGTCACAAAGGCAAGGGCATGGGCGAACAGGCCCATGAACAGAAAGCCCAGGATGTACAGGATGTACAGAAGCCCAGATGTTCCGAGGGGATGTAAAGGCCCATGCAAGGTCCAGTCATTTGAGTCCAGACATGATATCCAGCACATTGGTAAAGTCATGTGTGTTAGTGATGTTACTCGTGGTATTGGGCTGACCCACAGGGTTGGCAAGAGGTTCTGTGTTAAGTCCGTTTATGTTCTGGGCAAGATCTGGATGGATGAGAACAACAAGACTAAGAATCATACGAATAGTGTTATGTTTTTCCTTGTTAGGGATCGTAGGCCTGTTGACAAGCCTCAAGTTTTTGGTGAGGTGTTTAACATGTTTGATAATGAGCCCAGCACGGGGACTGTGAAGAATGTTCATCGTGATAGGTACCAGGTATTAAGGAAGTGGGACGCAACTGTGACAGGTGGCCTGTATGCATCGAAGGAGCAGGCTCTCGTGAAGAAGTTTATTAGGGTTAATAATTATTTTGTGTACAACCAGCAAGAGGCTGGCAAGTATGAGAATCATACTGAGAATGCATTGATGTTGTATATGGCGTGTACCCACGCCTCTAACCCTGTGTATGCCACACTGAAGATACGGATCTATTTTTATGATTCAGTATCGAATTAATAAAATTTATCAGTATCGAATTAATAAATATTGAATTTTATTGAAGATGATTGTTTTACATATACAATATGCTCTAATACATTCCATAATACATGATCAACTGCTCTAATTACTTTGTTAATACTGATAACTCCTAGATTATCTAAATACTTAAGGACTTGTGTCTTAAAGACCCTTAAGAAACGACCAGTCGGAGGCTGTGAGGTCATCCAGATTCGGAAGGCTAGGAAACATTTGTGTATTCCCAACGCTTTCCTCAGGTTGTGATTGAACTGTATCTGGGCAGTGATGATGTCTTGGTTCATGAGGAATCCCCTGTTGTGGTGCTCTGTTATCTTGAAATAGAGGGGATTTTGAACCTCCCAGATAAACACCCCATTCTGTGCTTGAGCTGCAGTGATGGATTCCCCTGTGCGTGAATCCATGGTTGTGGGGGTTGATGTGTACGTAGTTTGGGCAGCCACACTCGAGGTCAACCCTCTTACGCCGGATGGCTCTACGCTTGGCCAGCCTGTGTTGGACCTTAATGGGCACCTGAGTACAGTGGCTCTGTGAGGGTGATGAATGTTGCATTGTGTATAGCCCAAGACTTCAGTGCTGAGTTCTTTTCCTCATCGAGGAACTCTTTATAGCTGGAATTGGGCCCAGGATTGCATAGGAAGATCGTGGGAATGCCCCCTTTAATTTGAACTGGCTTCCCGTACTTGGTGTTACTTTGCCAGTCCCTCTGGGCCCCCATGATTTCTTTAAAGTGCTTTAGGTAGTTGGGGTCTACGTCATCAATGACGTTGTACCATGCATCATTTGAATAGATCTTAGGGCTCAGATCTAAATGGCCACATAGGTAATTATGTGGACCCAGTGACCTAGCCCACATTGTTTTCCCCGTACGCCTATCACCCTCAATGACGATACTTTTAGGTCTCAATGGCCGCGCAGCGGGACCCATCACATTATCAGAGGCCCATTCCTCTATGGCCTCTGGAACTTGATCGAAGGAAGAAGAAAGAAAAGGGGAAACATAAACCTCCATTTGGGGTGAAAAAATCCCATCTAGATTAGCATTAAGATTAGGAAATTTTAAGACATAATCCCTTGGTGCTAATTCCCTAATGACTCTAAGAGGCTCTGACTTACTGCCTGTGTTAATTGCCTTGGCGTAAGCATGCATTGGCTGACTGTTGTCCCCCTCGTGCAGATCTTCCATCGATCTGAAACTCTCCCCAATCGAGGGTGTCTCCGTCTTCTCCAGATAGGACTTGACGTCCGAGCTTGATTTAGCTCCATGAATGTTAGGATGGAAATGTGCTGACCTGGTTGGCGATACCAGGTCGAAGAATCGGTTATTTGTGCACTGGTACTTCCCCTCGAACTGGATGAGCACGTGAAGATGAGGTTCCCCCTTTTCGTGAAGCTCTCTGCAGATCCTGATGATTTTTTTGTTTACTGGGGGGTGTATGTTTTTTAATTGATAGAGGGCTTCTTTTTTAGTTAGAGAGCATTGGGGATAAGTGAGGAAGTAATTCTTAGCATTTATGCGGAAGGCACGTGACATTTTGGCAATCGGTGTACACACTAATTCTCTGTCAATTGGTGTAAGGGGGTACAATATATACTTTTACACCAAATGGAAATTTGGTTTTTTGGGAACTTTAATTTGTAATATT